ACCTGAGCAGCACCACCGACTTGACCGCCCTGGTCCTCTATTTCCCCGCCAGCGGTGTCCTGCTGCCTTACTTTTGGGTCCCCCGAGATAACATTCTGGAGCGTGAAAACCGGGACCGCGTGCCTTATGCGACCTGGGCGCGGATGGGGTTTATCGAAACCACCAACGGCAGGGCCACCGACCGCTTAGCCATCGCCCGCCGCTTGGCCGAGATCGCCAGCGCCTATGACCTCCAGGCCGTTGCCTTCGACCGTTGGCGGATCGAGGACTTGCAGAAAACCATGGCTGACGAAGGGATCGACATCCCCATGATGCCGTTCGGCCAAGGATTCAAGGATTTTTCTCCAGCGGTGGAAGAGTTTGAACGTCTGATCCTTGCCGGGACCCTGCGCCATGGGGGGCACCCTATCCTGACCTGGTGCCTGAGTAACTGCATCATCGAGCAGGACCCGGCCGGGAATCGCAAGCTCTCGAAGGAAAAAAGCCGGGAGAAGATCGACGGCATTGTCGCGGCCTGTATGGCGGTCGGCCTTCACGCGAAACAACCCAAGGCCCCGGTCTTCGAATTCAGCGGTTCTCTTTTCCTGGAGTATTGATATTTTTGTCATTTGACTAATTGTCACTTGACAAATACTTTGATTTGTGGGAGGATGTCGCCATGCTGAATTTAATCGACCCCATATTTCCCGCCGAAGATGTAATGAGGATTGCCAATATCGACCGGGCGACCCTGGCGAACTGGCTACGCCGTGGCTTGCTTGACCGCCTGAATTCCGACAAGGAACCGGGCAAACATCGCCGGTACAGCGCCGCTGACGTGCTCATTGTCGCGGCCGAAGCTCAGCTTGCGGAACTCGGAATCCGGCCAAGCGCGGTCAATGACTGCGCTGCCGAGCGGATCATGAGCAACTGCGTGCACCGCTATTCCGCCAAGAATGGCATGTGGGGCGAAACGCGGCCGGAGTTCGAGGACATGTATCGTTGGCTGGCCGTCCATTTTGACCCGGATTATCAGATGCGAATTTGTGACGAAATACCCTCCCCTGAGTATTTGGCCCAATTCCCCCGAGGGGTCCGAATCTTGATCGACTGCCACGCCATTTCCGACGCCGTAATGGATCAGCTGGAAGCTATCGCCGCATTACAGGAAAAATAACCTAAAGGCCGTCGTGAGACGCCCCAGTCCCAAGTGCCGACCCCTTACCGGGAGGCCAGAAGGAGTTTTTAGCATGAAAAATTTGGTTGAACAGCGTGGGAAAATTGTTTCCGACATGCGGCAGATCGCCGCGAATCCCAAGGGCCAGAACGGGGACCTTGACAAAGAGCAGGAAACGACTTTCGAGCGGATGAAGACCGACCTTTTCGGCTTGGAAAAGCGGATCGAGCGTCAACAGACCCTTGATGACGCTGAGCGCCGGATGCAGGGCCAGCCCCTCACCACCAGCGGCGATAACCACCTCGACGACGCCCTGCGCGGCTTTTCTCTGCGCCGAGCCGTCGCCTCCATGGTCCCCGACATCGCCGGGCATATTGACTGCGGCCGTGAGCGGGAACTTTCCCAAGAAATTGCCCGCAGAAGTGGCCGAACTTTTCAGGGAATCGCAGTCCCGATGCAGGTTTTCGAACAGCGCGTCATGACCACTGCGGCCCCTGCTGGCGGTCCCGGTTCCAATATCATCGGCACCGATCACCTGGGCGGCCAGTATATCGACCGTCTCCGAAGTGCTCTGGTGGTCCGGAAGCTGGGGGCGCGGGTCCTCTCCGGGCTGGTCGGCAACGTCGATATCCCGAAACTGAAGGGTTCCGCCACCGCCGGATGGTTCGCCGAGAATGCGGCCATTTCCGCCACCGATGCCGAATTGAGCAAGGTATCCTTGAGCCCGAAGCATGTTGGAGCCAGGACCGAGTTTTCCAGGAACATGCTGTTGCAATCCAGCCCCGACATTGAGGACCTGCTTCGCGGCGACTTTGCGCAAATCCTGGCCGGAGCCGTCGACAAGGCGGCAATCCTGGGCGGCGGCTCCAACGAGCCCGTGGGCCTGCTGGCAAACGGGGACCTCGACACTACCGTTTCCATGGCAACGCCGAGTTGGGCAACGGTCCTGCAACTGATCGAGGCCGTTCAAACCGCAGATTCGGAAGGGACCGCCTTCCTGACCTCCCCCAAAGTGGTACGGATTCTGCGTTCCCTCCTGGCGGCCGAAGGTATGCCCCAATTCGTCATGACCGGCCCCGGCACCCTGGCCGGGTACCCCTGCGCGGCCTCAACCCTCGTGCCCGTGAACCTGGGCGTCGGCACTGACAAAACGGCCCTGATTTTCGGCAAGTGGGACGACATGCTCCTAGGCTATTGGAGCGCCTTTGACCTGCTGGTGAACCCCTACGAGAGCACCGCTTATTCGAAGGGCAACGTCCAGGTCCGGGGGATCGTCACCATGGACGTTGCCGTGCGGCATATCGAGTCTTTCGCGGCCGCGACGGATATCTGATGAACCTCGAACGCCGGATTGCAACGGAACTGCGGGCCGCTGGGCGAAAGCTCAGCGGCTACGCGGCCACCTTCGGCACCGAAGCGCGGATCGCCGATTTCACCGAGATCATCCGTCCGGGTGCCTTCTCTGCCTCCCTGGAAGCCCGACAGGACATTCTAGCCCTGGTGGATCATGCTCCCGGCCGTCTGCTGGCCCGGACCAAATCCGGCACTTTGCGGTTATCCGAAGACGACAAGGGACTCAGTTTCGAAATCGACCTTCCCGATACCCAAGACGGCCGCGACATCCTAGCCCTGGCCGAACGGGGGGACCTGGGCGGAATGTCTTTCGGCTTTCTGGTCCCCGAACGCGGCGACGTGTGGAAAGACGGCAATCGCCGGGAACTGGTGCGGGTTGACCTCCGGGAAATCTCCGTGGTCATGGGCTGGCCCGCTTATCCGGAAACCGAGGTTCACGCGAGAACCGCCAAGCCTGCCCTGGTCCGGGCGTATCGCTTCCTGGAGACGTGCAAATGGGGCTTTTAAGAAGAATTGCCGATAGATTCGACCCGGAAACCAGGGCGGCTGGAGATCCGGTATATTCCACCCTCCCCGGCCTCGTAGGGGCAAGGGCGGTTGATCCACGGCTTGCCGAAAACCTGGCAACCGTTTTGGCTTGCGTAGGAGCCATCAGCGGGGCCATTTCTTCGTTGCCGGTCTGGGTTTATCGGCGCACCCCGAACGGCCGGAAACTGGTGGAGGATCACCCCATCATGCACCTGGTCCGCAACGGCCCTAACCGTCACCAGACCTGGCCTGATTTCCTGGAATGGTGGATCGCCTCCACCTTGTTGCGGGGGAATGGGCTTTCCGAGGTCAAACGGGATAGTTCTGGTCAGGTGCGGGAACTTATCCCGGTTCCCTGGGAACATGCCAGCGTCGTGTTGTTACCCTCTGGGCGGCTGGCGTTTGATATCACCGAGATTCATTCGATCTACGGCGGTACGGGCCGCATGAGGCGTCTTTTTGGAGAAGAGGTAACACATCTTCGGGATCGCTCCGATGACGGCTTACTAGGCCGCTCCCGGCTTCAAAGGGCGTCGGCCGTAATATCTGCGGGGCTGGCTGTCCAGGAACACGCCAACGCCATGTTTCAGAACCAGGCCACCCCTTCCGGAGCTATCGAAGTTGATGCAAAATTAACTCCTGAACAACATAAACAACTCGGCGCAAACCTGCGGGAATACAGCGGTTCCGCGAATGCTCGAAAGGTGATGGTCCTTGACCAGTCGATGAAGTTCAAGCCCATTTCCCTGAGCGCCGAGGACGCGGAATTGCTCGCCTCCCGGCGCTTCTCCACCGAGGAACTGGCGCGGTTATACCAGGTGCCGCCCCCGATCATCGGGGACTTGAGCCACGGCACTTTCACCAACAGCGAGACGGCGGGCCGCTGGTTCGCACAGCACACCCTGACCCCGTGGATTCGAAAAATCGAAACGGAAATGCAGCGGTCCCTGCTGAGCGAAGCGGCGCGGCAGAACCACGAAATCGAGATTGACTTGACGGGTTTTCTCCGGGGCGACCCCGAAACACGGTGGAAGTCTCACGAAATCGCCGTTCGAAACGGAATCCTCGACGTGAATGAGGTCCGGGAAATGGAGGGTTACAACCCCAAGGAGAACCAAATTGACGGACAAATTTGAAAATTATTCCACGGCCCTGAGTTCGCCCGCATCAAAGGCTTTCGCTATCACCCCCAACGATACCGCAGATTTGGCCGTCTCTACGCGGGGCCTGTGGATTGGCGGTGACGGCTCCGTGAAAATCACCACCGTGGATGGCGATACCGTAACCCTTTCCGGATGCGGTGCCGGGACGGTGGTCCCCGTGCGGGTCAAGCGTGTTTTTGCGACCGGTACCACGGCCACCA